GAGTTTCGGGCTTGGGTCGATTTCTTAGATACAGAATTGGAGGTCAAATAATGAGTTTACCTAAGGGATTTTCAATTTGTATAAACATTGGTGGCGTAAAGGTTAAAGGTCCATTAAATGAATCCAATTACTGTGTCGATTGTGACAGAGATACATCTATGGGTTCTGGTCTTTGGGTTAATCGGATGGGTTGGGAAGATGGCTGGATGTGCAGAGATTGTTATGTTTGGCCTTGCGATATTTGTGGTGAAGAAGTTGCTGCTGATGGTCTAGAAATGGTTGTTGGGAAGTATGACGAGGATCAAGGGATGTTTGAACAGCTCGCAGTAGGTGTTTATTGCTGTGAAGGCAAATTACCGAAAAACTACTACGACCAGGAGGTCAAATAATGAGTAATGACATATTTTGGGAAAGATTAGAACAATTCGATGAAGTTTCGGGATCAAAAGTTTTAGCTTTGCGTGATATTGCGTACTTGATGAATTGTTCACTGTCGAAAATAGCGAATTGGGAATATCGTTATGACGATTTTCCTGATGGAAGTTACATCTTGGATTTTGGAACGCCAAGATATGGCAAACAAGAGATAGTTAGTTGGCTAGTAGGAAGAGGCATAGTTGAGGAGGTCAAATAATGAATAATGGAGAATGGATAATAAGAGGAACTGTTGATAATTCTTATTTAGAAGAAGAGCAACTTTATTGGTCAAACGATATTGGTTGGGTTTCAAGAGACTGTGCAACAGTGTTCCCTCATACCGACTTTGACTTGCCTACATTTGGCATGGAAGGCATAGATATAAGATGGGAGGTTCAGTAATGTTAGTTACATGGTTTCTATTTAGCTGTGCGATATCAAGCGGGTTTTTTCATGGCCACCACGATCCTTTAACACTATTTTTGCTCGGATTAACGTTTTTTTCGATGCTGATAGTCATTTTGCACGATGTTTTGGGACACGACAGACTGTTTAATAACCCTCATATAGGCACCCTAGACAAAAGTGACTTAGAAGGGAGGGCGAATGATAGTAAAAGTGACACCGAAAAGTTCTTTAAGGACTGTCAGTAGCGATATTTCGCAATGGCTAGTCGTCGAAGAACAAATATCTGGTGAGTTCCGTTTACTGTCGCACTGGCGAACAAAGTCAGAGGCAGACAGAGCAGTCGAACGAATACGAGATGAACATGTTCTCGGAAGGGATGGGTAAAAAATGAATGGTGACGATCTATGCGATCTAACTAATCAAATGCGTGTGACCTCAGAAAAGCTTGGAGAGATGCAATCTGATCTTTTGAAGATGTCTTACGCTTTAGAAAAACTTTTAGGCAATGGTGCTTGGCATCCGTCTAAAGAAAAACAATATAAACAATACAGTCATTTGACTGTAATAGAATAAAAACAATTATTGAAGGGTTGGAAAATGAATGAATCGAACGATGTTCGGCGTGTAAATGTGACAAGTAAAAAGCACATGGACATGTTATTGACGAAAATACCTGCGTGGGCTCAAACACGAGAAACAGCGCAGGCACGATTGGCTGCTGCTTGGTGGTTGGGTGATCTAATAAATGGCACAGATGACATTAAAGGGATGCGGGCAATAGTCGCTGATCTAAAATCTGCCGCTATTAGAGAGTTGCTGGCTGACGGTTATCAGTCGAAAGAGATAGCCAAAATGGTTGGATGTAACCCAAGTAGAGTTCATCAGTTAAAGATGGATATGGCTGATAACTGGTAAAGGCTGGCGTTAATTTATTAGGAATGATAGTTTGTAATTGTTAGCTGTCTGATGCAGACAGAAAAACAGACCCACAGGGAGCGTTAGGGTCACACAAAGTGTGAACCAGGTGAGCGTGAGCGAACAGAGGGAGAAGAAACTCCCGAAGTAAGTTCCAACTTACGAGGTCGAGGGTTCAATTCCCTTGATTGCCACTGTGAGTATCTGTTTTTCCTAATGTTTTCGGGCTTATTTGATAGGGGAAAAAATGGAGGCGTTTGAGTTCAATTCTTTTTGGTTTCATTTTGGTTTCATTTTTTTGCCAGAAGGGATTGATTGTGAGTGAGAGAGTTCGAGTTACTGATTTAGCGTTTGATGCTGAGTCGTTTGCAGGTGTTGTGGAGGCTTGGATTGAGTTTTTGATCCATGATGTTAAGCGTTCGCCAAGAACTATTAAGAGTTACCGTTCGACGGTTAAGGCTTGGAATACATGGTTGTATGATTCTGGTGTTGATGGGTCTGATCCGTCTAATCAAGATTTTTATGCTTTTATTCAAAGACCTCAGCCGAGAAGCGGCGAGTCTTATTCGGTTGTTGCTCAGCGTCGTGAGCTAGTTACGTTGTCTGGTTTTTATCGTTGGTGTTGGGAGAATGGTTTAACGGATCGTTTTTTGATGGCTGGTGTTGAGGTTCCTAATAATCGTTGGCAGAATCCGTCGCCTGTTCCTGATCCGTTGTTTTACAATGCGTGGAACAGATTTTTGGATGACAATGTTCGTGTCGCTTTGGGTTTGGGTTTCTGGGTTGGTTTAAGACCGATTGAGATTGTTCGGTTGCGTGGTTGCGATATTTCTTCTGAGGAGCTTGTCGCTAAGCGTAAGGCTACGAAGGGTCAGTCGAGGGAGCAGAGGGTTCCTTATGCGACGATGGTGGACATTATTGTTGAGGATCAGCACAGGCAGGGTTTTGATTCGAGGGGGGCGAGTGAGCGTTGGTTTCAGTTGTTGTTGAAGCGTCGTGCGTATCCTGATAAGCGTGTTGTGGAGCGCTGTGACGATGGTATGGGTGTTCCTAGAGCAGAGTATTTGAATAAGGTTTTTTACCGTAACGATATTATCCAGGCTGGGTTCACGCCTCATAAGTTGCGTCATTCTTGTGCGACGAATTTGTTGAAGGCTGGTGTGCCGTTGGAGGTTACTGCTGACATGTTGGGTCACACCTCGTTGGAAACTACGAGAGGTTATGCAGATACTTTGGGTTCTTTTTTGAGCGCTAGGGCTTTGCGTAAGTCTCAATTAAATGATAGTCCCTATACATACGGAATTAAGGAGTAGGTGCTATGCAAAGTAAAATAGATATTTTTACTTCCCCTAAAGAGGTTGTCGAGTCTCTTGAACAGTATCGAAAGTCTCAAGGCATTTCGGTTAGTGAGTGGTCTGCTGGCTGGTGCAGGATGGATTATTGGACTTGGTGGAGGATTGTTAATGGTCAAGCAGATTACAGGTATCATGCGAAGCTTTTAAGCGGCCTTGCTGATATGGGTGAGGACACGTTTCTTCTTATCTGCGATTTAGAGGACGAAGTAGAATCAGCGAAGCGGCATGCTTTGTGTACGGAAGCTTATGCGTCGTCGAATCGTGCTTTTACTATTGTTCTTGAATCTCTTGAGGAGTTCAAAGGAGCGATTGAAGCAATCCGTGACTTGGAGTTTTTGGAGGATAAGACAACTGGGGATTCTTCGTGGGAAACGTTTAATGAAGAGTGGGAAGAAGGTTTAGGTAATGTTGAATAATTTAGCGAATCGCTCTATGCGGCTTGAACATGACAACACTGATTTGGATAGGCGTTGGTCAGATACTTTAAGGTATTTGGATCAAACAATAGTTGCGTTTTTGTTTGAGAAACCGAGCGACATGGGGTTGAATTGGCGTTTGTCTGATGGTTTGCTCACTCAATGGGCGCACGACTTTGATTTAGCAGAAGAACTTAAATGGTCTTTAGCGCAAGGCGGTTGGAATATAACTGATTTAGCTAAAAACTTTGGCGAAGAAATAGGGTTTCCATTTGAAGAAAATCGTTGGGAAAACGCTGTTAATAATATAAAAGAAAAAGGTTATTCGATTGAAGTTTACGCATCTGGCGATGTATATATTTGTCAGTTCTCAATTTATTCGGGACCAGGATTGCCGCATGGAAGTGGTATGGCTTTAACTTTCGCAGTTATAGAACCAGATCACGAAAAGGCGATGAGGTTTTCAGAGCGTGCAAATAAGATGAACAAAATTTTAGACAACGAATATACAAAATGGAAATTTAATAGATTGATTAATACTTAGGGAAAAGGGTGGAGTTATGAATGAAATAGACAAGTCCCCTCGTATGGAAAAGGCTATCGAGATGTATTTCTTGGGTCGTAGGGGGGAAGATATACGGAAAGAGACTGGGGTCACTAAGACACAGTTTTATCGTGAGTTGCAGGAACGTGGTTTAGCTACTACGAGGCGTGCTCAACCGAAGCTTGATGCGAAGTATGTGCTTGCTAGGTTGGAAAAGGCTCATAAACATATCGGATATTTGGAGAAGCTGTTGACTGAAAATAATGTGGCTTTTGAACAGATTAAAACTGACAAATAACCAGTAAAATAGTTACCCTAATTAAAGGGTACTTGACAGCACCAAACCACTTCGATTAGTCTCGACAGTACGGTACGGCACAGACAGTACGGAAACGGACACCCCCTAAAAGGGTGTCCGTTACTGTCTAACTAAGGTTTGGGAATACATGACTGCAAGAAACGATTGTCACACCCTGAAGCTAGTCTGCGTGTATTACCTTTTATCAGATAGGGAGACTAGATAAATGAAACTTAAAGTTAAGACCAGGCAAAGCGAGTTGAACACTTGGCAGGATTGCCCTCACCTCGCAAGGCTACTTCGATTAGGAGAAGTTAAAGATGACAGGTATTCGTCAGACCTCGTTCGAGGGAACGTTATGCACGAAGTCGCGGAGACTTGCGGCGAGCTTTTGCTCGAAGGTCAAGGGGCGTTGTCGTTGGATGACTGCTTGGACTTGGTTGATATCTCATTTGAGAAGCATTCGGAGCAAGTGGATTGGTGGCGTGCCACGCCCGAGAAAACATACGAGGCGTGTCGAAAGAACGTTACCAAATGGCGAGAGGATATTCTTCCCTCGTTGCATCCCATAGGGATCGAGCAGTCTTTCTCTAAAACTATTTTTGAGGATGACGATTTAGAAGTTGTATTAACTGGAACTGCTGACTGGGTTGAAGAGGATCGTTTGATCGATTGGAAGAATCCTGGCAAGGTTCCAAGTAAAGCTTTTCCTCGTAAGGATTGGAAGTTGCGTCGTTCAGATTTTCAATCTCACGCTTATACATGGGCGTTTAACATTCCTGAGTTTACTTGGTTTCATTTCGTCGATGGCGAGGTTGAAGAGATTACTTGTACGAGGGGTGAGCCTGATTGGGCGGCGTTCAAAATTGTTTGCGAAGGGTTTGGTCGTTGGGTGCAGTCGGATATGCCGTCGATCCCTCGTTGGGACACTTGGCGTTGTGGTCCTGTCTGGTGTGCGGCATGGATGGAGTGTCGAGGTAAAACATTGGGAGAGAAACCTGCATGGTAGAAGAAAAATGGTTGAGTAAAGCTAATTGTAAAGACGCTGACACTGAATTGTTTTTCCCTGAAGGCGGCATGTACGCCCCCACAGAAGCGCTCAAAATTTGCGCTAACTGTGATGTTCAGCAGGAGTGTTTGAAGTGGGCGGTTGAAACAGAAAATTTCTGGGGAGTGTTTGGCGGAACGTCGCAAAGAACAAGAGTGAAGCTGGCTGTTTCAAAAGACTTCGATTTATGGAAACCAGTTGAATGTCCAGAGTGTCGAGAGAAATTTATGCCAAAAATACCTGGTCAAAATTTTTGCAGATGGGAGCATAAACAATTATGGAAAAGGAAGAACAAAGCGGCATGAACGATTTAGAGAAAAGACAAGAGTATTTCCCTGAAGAACCAAATCGGAGTAAAGAACTTTGGGAATGGTTGAAAGAAGGATTCGCCGCAGGGTTTATTTCTGATGTGTATTGCCAAAACCATGACGCTTTTGCGATGGAAGATTCAGATGAGTTTTCAGAATTGTTTGAAGAAGCTGATGGTTCAGATTTTTGTTGGAGTGTGGTGAATATCAAATGGTAGGAGAAACAGAGACAACGGCTGATGAAATAATGATTGGTCAAACCTGTCAGAACTGTTCAGTGTTTGATCGAATAACTGTTGATCGTAAATCATTGATGGAATACATGGAGGACATGAAACGTGTCCAGGATGTGTTCGGTGATCTTTCAGCAGAGGATCGTGAACTTATTTTAGGTTTCAAGAAGGGCCAGTATTTCTGTCCGATTTGTTGGGACGAGTTCATGCGAGGTTTCGATGAATGAAATGGTCCTTGACAAGAGTTACCGTTTCGTAGTATCTTATTTAGACACCCTATACAAGTGCAACTAAGGAGGCACCAATGGCAAAGCAAGTAACAGCGAGCTTCACAGAGAGGCTATCGCTACAAGACAAATCAGGTAACTGGGGAACTCAGGAAGCCTCAATTACTCTTAGCGATGAATTTCCTGAATCGTTCGACGATGCTTCTATGGAAGCTGAAACCCAACACTTAGGTAATCGTTGCCGTGAACAAGTTTGGTCGAGTCTAGGAATAACATTCAACTTGAATGATGATGGATACTTGGTCAAAAGTAATCAAGAAGGTGTTCGGCCCGAAAGTTCAAATAATAAAAGCAGCGCCGCCAGTCGCCCCGCTGCCAAGAGTACTAGAGCGCAAGCTCCCGCTAACAAAGCCGCTGCCAGAGGAGGTTCAAACTCCGCAAAGCATTTGGACTCTGATGGATTCACGACAGATGGGAAGCAATGGATTTGGGATCAAGCGTTCGTGACAGGATGCCCCGAAGATGACTGGTATATCAACACGCACGAAAAAGCGGCAGGAACTAAATCAGAGAACCATCCTGATCTTAAATTGAAGCAGGGCGGTCACGCTGTCTGGTCGAATAAAGCTCCTCTGGCTGTCAATGGTAAAGATGGAGTTTACACTTTCAAATCTGGCGATGATGCTTTAGAAGCAATCCTCGCTGGTGGTGAAGGTGGAGAAATAGACGACTTTCTGGCATAGAGCAATCCCCTCTCGAACATGTCAGAAAAATTGCTCACCGACAGCGAAATCAGCGCGCTGCTTGCTCACGCTGAAAGTTCAGAACCTCCACTTGAAAAAGCTGTCGGTGAGCAAGCCCCCTCTTATCGGTATTTCAAACCGACAGGAGAAGGGGTGGATCGTTGGATCGATTACATCCAATCAACGGAGGAAGGTTACAGGTTCGGTATACGAGATTTAGATATTCGTATGCGAGGCATCTACCCAAGCGACGTTCTAGTAATCACAGGTCGCGCTCATAGCGGCAAGTCGCAGGTTTGTCTTTCCTCTATTGTCCATAACCTTCACGCAAATCCTGATTTTAAGGCAATCATTTACACCCCTGATGAACCTCAAATGCTGGTCATTCAGAAACTATTTTCCCTTTATTATCAGAGAAACGCTGAAGAAGTAGAAACAAGAATAGAGGCACACGATCCTGCCATTCTTAGCGAAATTAGAACAGCTAAAAATACTGTTTTTAACAACATCGCTATTTTAGATGGTCCTCTAACTTTCTCTCAAATGAGTGACGCTTTGCATGAGGCGCAAGACTTTTGGCAGGACACCCCGAAGATAGCAATGGTTGATTATCTCGAACAACTACCAGGACCAGGAGGATACGAAGGAGTGTCTTCCCTCCTTAAAGGAGTTAAACAGTGGGCGAAAGATGAAGCGATGCCAGTCGCATTGATTCATCAGTCAGGCAAGGGAGCTAAACGTGGCATGAGTAGCGGTTTAGAAGCAGGCAAATTCAACGCAGACGAATACGCAATCATGCAATTAGATGTTTATAGAAAAAGAGAGAAAGATGGCTTGTCGTATGCAGAAAGATGTTTTCATTCTGTTTCGATAACTCTCGACTTATGTAAAAATAAGAAACCGCCATGTGACTTATACGCAGGGGACTTCTTCATGGACCCGCAATGCGGGCTGATAAGAGATTACTTTGAAGAAGATATTCCGACTGATGACAGATGGATGAGTTAAAAACCTTCTGCACTCTCTTTCAAGGCGGCAAACTAGCTATCGCCCCTTTAGATGGTGTGTTCCGTCCTCATAAGAATGATGATGGTTCTCCTATTTCCGCTGAAGGAGAGTCCTGGCGTTCACATTGTCAAAACCATTTATACAACGATTTCCCTATCGGCGTTTATCCCCTCATGGAGATAGATGACGAGTGTTTCGTCAATTTTGGTGTGATCGACTGGGATGTAGGAGATTCTGAATCTCTCGTTCATGCGACAAATACAAGAAATCTTTTACGACAGGTAGGCATTACGAGTTGGATAGAACCTTCTCGATCTAAAGGTATGCACCTTTGGATATTCCCGCAAGAAGTAATGGCTGCTTCTACTATGCGGGATGCTTTAATGGCTGCCTGTCAAATAGTTAAAGCTCCAACTGATGAAGTTAATCCGAAACAAACTTCTCTCGTTGGGAAGGGTTGGGGCAACGGAATAAGACTTCCTTACCCCAAAGGACATAGGGAGGGTAGACAAGTGATCCTAAGCCCTTCAGGAGGCGTTTTAAGCCTCTCTGACGCGATGCGAGATATAACTGCTAAACAGCCTTCAAAAGAAGAAATAGAAGCGTTAGCGGGCTTGTACGCTCCTCCCCCACCAGAGCCTCTACCAGTCTTGTATTCCCGCCCTTCGCACTATTCAGAAAAAGACTTTATAGGGGTAGCGAAAGAAATATGGGATTACGGTCCTCGCAGACAAGGACAACACCGAGATCGATCAAAAATGTTATTCGCCTTCGCGGGAAGTCTCGCATGGCAGGGGTTCACAGAAGATTCGATCATGCGTTTAACAACACAAGTGGATGAAAGATGGGGCCGCAAATATGTGGACAGACCTGACGGAATGGTTCGACTCAGCTCGCTTGTGAAAGATGCGACAAGAGCCGCAGGGAAACCACAGCAACAATCCTTCGGACAAAAAGAAAAAGACCCCTTCTAAATATGGAATACACAATGAAAGTGCCAGGACTTCCGCGCGCCAAACAACGCCCTCGTTTCACCAGAAACGGTGGCGTATACACGCCTGCTGAAACTAAAAAAGCTGAAGATAACATCGCTGAACTTTACGACGGACCTTTATTTGAAGGTCCAGTCGAAGTCGAATGCGTTTTCGATAAAGAAGAAACAACAATCATTATCAGAGGACACGATGAAGAGCGAAGCAAACTTCGAGGGGATTTAGACAACTATATAAAGCTTGTTTTAGATGGCTTAAATAAGTCAGGCGCATGGGATGACGATAAGCAAGTCCACTCAATAAACGGAGTGAAGAAATGAGTTTCCACCAGCAGTCATGGAATAACCGTAAACAATCTATGGGAGCGGAAGCTGAAGGAATTTTTGAACAAGTCCATGAGGACTGGGCGAGAACAGGTTTGAACCTTCCGCCATTCAAAGTAAACAAACTTCCTTTAATTATCAGAAACCAACCTGATTACATAATGGAAGATTGTTACTGGGAAGTTCAAGGATGCGGCAAAGCAGGGTTAAGGGTCAAAGTTGAGAAACTGCGTGCGATGACATTCTGGGATGAACAACATCCCCTGCATTTCTTTATCTGGTCCACACCGCGCCAACAATATGCAGAACTTTCATTCCAAGAACTTCTCAAAATCATCGACAGAGGAGATGCCAACTACGAACGGTACGAAGATGGAGCTGGAAAAGCTCTTTACCGAATCACCCCATCAAAATTTGATTGGCAAGATTTCAATGAGTGAAGACCGTGACCGTAGATCAACCTCTATTGATCCTTCAACCTTCGATTGGCTTCAATATCATAAAAGACCATTAGACCCTTATCAGGCTTTAATGGAAACTAAACCCTTCGAGGAACCAGAAGAATCGATAAATGAACAAGTTGGGTTGCGGAACTTAATCGCCGACCAGGTAGACAAACTTTCAGAACAAGACGAATGGTTATTTAACGTCATTTTGAATTGTCGTCTTTCTCTAAGGTTCGTTGGCCGCATCTTAGGGATACCGAAAACAACTCTCGCTCGTCGCCGTGACGCTATCTACAAAAAAATCGGTGAAGAAATAAAAGACCACCCTCTAGTCCAAAGGAAATTAAATGAGTGAAGAACATGTTTACTGGGAAGAAGCCGCCTGCGCTGCGTTAGATGAACTCGGATTGGCTTTAGACGATCACGGTCACTACGCAGGAGGACTCACCGCAGTCATAGAAGACGCAAGACACACATTCCCCGACTTGCCAAGAGAATGCTTTTACACAGACATTTTCGTATGCGTAAACCAATTAGCAGACGAAATAGGTTTAGACATCAACTTTGTCGAGTTGATCGACCTGCTGTGTTGGAAACAAACCATGTACGGTCACGAAAACATAAACTCATTCGGTCATCACGGCTTAGTTGTAAGATTGTCAGACAAAATAGCTCGGTTAAATAACCTTACAGCAATGGGGTTAGACCCAGAAGATGAAACAATCGAAGATACATTCTTCGACATGTTAGGTTACGCCATTATTGGCGAAATGCTTTTAGCAGACACGTTTAAGCTGCCTCTGAACCAGCATCGCCTTCGTCTAAAGTAAAGTCCCAAATCTCTTCAGCGCCTACGCAACGTTCAAGGAACTCGACAAACGAATCCATCCACGTCACTATCGCTCTTTGAGCAGACCAAGAACCATCATTAGCGTCATGCCAAGCCGCCAGGAAAGAAAACAAATCATGCTCGTCCCATTTGAAAAGAACCCCCAGAGTGTCTTCCACCCATTTGCCATGAGTGCCGTCTTCTAAATCGAACATGTGCTGAGTCGCTTCAAGCGAACGCTTTATAGAAAGTTCAGCGTCGATCCCTGCCGAACGCATAAAATCATTCCAGATACCTGAATCAACGGCATCAGACATTTTTTTTTATTTACTAGAAGCTAATTTTGTTGAAGCAACAGTTTTAAGCGCACTAATTAACGCACCCATACCAGCGACACTTGCCGCCTCAAGGGTAGCCAAATCAGTGATGCTGAAAACAGCGAGAAATGATTGAAGAGCAGTCCAAACAGCCCGCTCGATAATGTCTCTATAATCCATTTTTTATCCTTCTATTAAGCAAGACCATGTTTGAGGTCCGCATATACCGTCTACAGTTATTTTGTTGCCTATAGAAATCGCTTCATTTCTCTGAAATTCGATTAAGGCACGCCGTGTGCCTAACCCAAACACGCCGTCGATACCTGCACCTTTAACGGAACGTCGATTCTTTCTAGCAGTTACAAAACCATGTTTTTCTAAATAAAGTTGCATAACTTCAACTGGTTTCCCTCTGTCTCCTTGACGCAATACATGTTTGCGAGCGTCAGCGACAGCTTCAGCGAAAACCTGCAAAGCGTTTTTAGGTTCCAGTTTCTCAGCATCTAAATCAGCGTCGCCAGCGACACTTGGTGCATCAAACCATTCGTAATCTTTCCCAGATGGAATCCCACCTGTGAAATGCCACCACTCAGCAGGCACACGAGCCTGCAAACCAAAAAGGTTAGCAATCGTGTTTACCTGCGATTCAGAAATCTCTTTCTTCTTAATGATCCTCAGATCGACAGCGAACCCATACCCTCCGAAGGCTTCCTGCGTCATGTGTTGGCTTCCAACCATGCCATTAGCGAGCCTTCTCGCTGGATTAGCTGCGAGGTTGGCTCGTGGACCTCCACGCTTAAACCGTAAATACTTGTCATATAGGGCTTGTTGAGCCGCTAGAGTCCGTACACCGCTCACAATGGCTACACGCCCTCTGATGCGGTCATCTTTGAAAAATGCGTTCAACCTGTATTTGAGTTTCGGATGTAACTCTTCGGTACGAACCCACTTAGAAGTAGTTGGAAGGTCGTAAGTCATATATAAACGACCACTCTGTCCCGCTATTTCTCTTTAACGGTCAGCCCCAAGTTCTCTTATTGCGCGGTCACCAAACCCTAAATCGTTCTGATCCATCGTTATTTGACGCTGTTCCCACTCTTTTTGCTCTTCCATCATTATTTGAACTTCAGGAGTGTTTACACGAAAATTCAAACCAAATAAATTAGAAATTAACGTTTGTTGCAACTTATCGCCCTGATACTTCTCCTCGTTAGGTCGCCAGCGCCTTAATCGATCCATAAACGGTATGAATTGGTTCACAACATGAACAACATCTCCACGAACCATCATCGTTCCATCTTCAGCTTCACGAATAAAAGCACGATCAAAACCAAACCCGCTGCTGAAAATCTGCAAAGCCGTAATAACAGGCTTAAATGCTGGACTACTCCATCCAGTCGGTGCCTTCTGGTAACGGTCATTAACGCTCATACCGTGAAAGAACTGTGTGCCAGTAACAGCCTCAACAGGAGCTTTAATTAAAGGGTTGACGCTCCCAGCGAAATGATAAAAAGAATCCATAGGTTGCGTTGGCGAATAACGCAACGCATCCATAAACGGCAAATCAGGGATGCCATACACACTCGACCCACCAAACTTAAACGGCAATTTTATACCAAAAGGTTTCAACCAATAATCAGGAACCTCTTCGCCAGTGTCCTCATTCCCCAACTCCATGTTTCTTTTAATTGAAAAATACTTGTTGAATTTGCCAGGATTCTTAGCCATCTGTTGCATCTGGAACGGCACGTTGTACCTCATCCAAGTGTAAAACGGAACAACCCTAGAAGTCCCACGATGGAAGCCAGTTTTTTCTGCGTAGTTGAAATGAATATCGTAAACACGGTTAATAGCAGCAGCGTCATCCAAACCTTTAGACAATCCATCCATTCCTGCCGCTAAACGAACCATATCCTCCATTAGACCATTGCCTCGACGAATTGCTTTTGGAAGCACGAATTGTGCATCTAAAGGATTCAAGGTAATACGTTTACCGCCTACAAGAACGTCAGGGAACTGCCACCTGCCCACTCTTCCTATTCCTGGTATATCTACAGCGCCACGCTTACCCCAAAAACGCTGACCATAAGAAACAGACTGAGAAGTAATACCCTGATCTCGGACACCCAACTCCATCAAACGCACTAAATTCTCATAATCAGAAGCAGGAATAGTTTTCGTTCCAGGATTCATCCCAACAGTTCTCGCCACAGGACCACGCTTACGACCAGTCTGAGCCAAACGTTTAGCCCCCACCAGCATGTCGCCATCGCCAGCTCGGTGAGCGGTCATCATCATTTCAATAACTCGACCATGCCAAGCCACATCAACACCAGCAGTAGCGTTCTGAACAACAGCGCCCATGCCGTTGCGTGAAATAAACCCTGTAGTAGCAACCAGCCAAGCCTTAGTCCAGTTCGTCACCTGGTCAAAAGTCCGTCCTAGCATGCCTGCTTGCTTCGTTGAATTGTAGATACGAGTAGCGTCTAAAACTTTCCCAACATCACGAGCAAACGGAGTGCCTTCAGGACCGATAATTCTCCATGCACCCCACATCTGGGTACCGTCTAAAAACAGCATTTGGAACTCTTCAGGAGATAAAGAACCAGGATTATTATTAGCGAAAGTAACTATGTCATCCATAAGGTCCAAATCAAGGCGAATACCAGGACTGACCTCAATAAAACGACCAGCCTCAGCCGCAGTCCTTATCGCTTCCCGACCTTGATTAAATGTTCTCGTAGTAGCAACGTGTATTTCCCGCTCCATCTCGCGACGCACCTGAGCGGCGTTAATAACTTTCGCTTGAGCTTCCAGTTCCAAAACCTTCGCTTCGTTCTGAAGCCGTCGAACCTTTTCAGCGGCATCTGCGTTGGAAATAACCTGATCGCCGTCAAACCCGCCTCTTCTCCCAGCAACAACAGCAGTACTCTCCATTTCCCTCGCTGCTACAGCAAGAGCGTCTTGGGCTTCTTTAGCCAATCCAGCCAAACGTCGAGCTTCCGTTAATTCTTCAGTAACGAAAAGTCTGCTACCTCTTTGAGCGAGTTCTTCAGATAATTCAGTTTTTCGGGAATACAACTCTTCAAGGTCTATTTGCTTCTGAGTGGAAGCAACCCTAGTTTCACCAGCAACCCCAGCCCCTTCGATAATTTCATCCAAACGACGCATAACAATATCTTCTTCAGGAATAACAACATCATCACTTAAAGTGCGCCCCGCAGGAGAAGCCGCCCACTCAGACAAGTCATCAATAAGTTTCCCCAACGCAGGCAAATCAACATGACCAGAAGAAAAATGATCGACACCTATATCAGCTTCGATCTCATGTATTTCATCAATCTTTCTACCCCAAGCCTCCATCCTCTTACTTGCAGTAGCAGAACGAGTACCAGGAGTATTAACTCTCGCAGAACCAAAAGGTCTTTCCAATTTAGAAAAGATATAATCCATGTCAACAACTGTTTGGTCAGACAAATTAACTTGCTTAGTTAAACGAGCCAATTCAGGAATCAACTCGTCATCCAACAAACGCAACTCAGCGCGTATCGGCGCTAAGAAATCTTCAAACTTAACGTTTTCTACACCCCTCAAACCTTGAAGCAGCGAACTGTCTGCAACAGCTTCTGCAAGATCAGTTGCCGCTTGTTGACGAGCAGAAAGACCAACATACCCTTGCCCCAAACGATCCAAAGCATCAGTAACAACTCTTAATTGCTCCATACGAGCAATAACAGCCATAGCCTGATCGATCAAAGGAACAATCTTCGGGAAGACACGCTCACGATGAAAAGCCCGCTCAACAGTAGACTCAGGTAACAACTCATGCAATTTTCTATTAATATCGAGCAACTCGGAACGAAGCGCCTGAGTTTCTACCTGAATCTTCCCAGCCTGAGCAGCCATATTAGCCGCCTTATCAGTAGCTTCAGCAGTCTTACCTAACTGTGCCGCATACGATAACTGGGCGTTATCGGCGGCTTGTTGATCCGCCGCAAGTTTTTGTACAGCTTTTTTAGCTTCATTTGAAGCCTTATTTGAATCTTTTGCCGCTTCACTAATTATTTTCCTGTTCATTCCTATGAACTTGAAAATGTCAGATTCTACAACCTTGCCATTAACAGTTTTTTTAGCAATGTCTATAACAATGCCTTTATCTCTCAACCCATTCATGAAATATCTGAACTGTAAATCTTCTCCAACTGAACCAGCGTAAGTGGCGTAAAGTTTCGCAAAATCATCTTCAAAAACTTTGAAACCCCAATGATCGTTTATTTGTTTACGGAGACTTTTACCAACAACTCTAGGGTCTTCCAATTTCAAACTTTTACCGTTAAGGTCTGTAATAACAGCGCCTGGCTTTAACGTTCTGCTCCTTAAAGAAGCAGCGGTAACGTCTTGCCTTGTTTGTTCATCCGTTTTTAGAAGCGCTCCCGCTAAGTCATTATCGCCAAAATCTTTACCAAAAAGTTCCTTACCCTCTTTAGTCATTTTACGAAACAGATAACCGTCGCCTTCTAACTCTTTAACCTCTTTAATTTGACGACCAATAGGACTCTCCCACCCGCCATAAGCATCAACAATGGCTTCTTCCCAATCTCGAACAATTTCTAAATAATCTTCACGAATTGAAATCAATTCATCCTGATCCATGTTCTTCATGTGTTTAGGGAATACACCATCTGCGACAGTGAGAGGATCATGTTCAGCGAGAAGAGTCAAATCGCGGGTATCTAACCTGTTGACATGCGCCCTCTTAGAAAGAGCCTGCACCTTATTTTGTGCCTTAGCGACAAGAGCATTAACTCTTGCCTGTGCGAGAGTTATCTCGCCATCTGCCGCCAACATAGCGCCAGCAGTAACCCCATCATTGTTCGCTACCGCCATTCTTAGCGCTGCCGTAATAAAGTGGCGCTTATTGAAGTGTTTAGCTACACCTTCACGCAAACTCTTACCAGTAACTTTCATCCCCCAATCATCAACTTTTGCGTAGCCTCTAGGCACAGCAGTCATAAATTTCGCAGTCGCTCCAGGCAGTTGAAAAGGCTCAGCGAAACGAATAGCGAGAGGTGTCGTGTACGCTCGACGAGCAACAACTTCAAGACCTTTATTACCTATAAGGCTCGTTGCTTTAGAACGATTATTGTTACGAATAATGTTTACCGCTGTAGCTATCTCATCGTTAGAGAAACCACCCTTCAACATTTCAGGCAACTGACCCGCTCTACGCTCACCGAACTTGCTTCCCTCTAAACGAAGTCTCCTGCCAGCCCAACCAGAACCAGGAACATAAATACCTAAACCAACTTTTAACCCATAACCTTCAGCTACTTCAGTAGCGGCAGCACGATAAGCGGCACTCTTAGATAAATCTTTAGACGCTGCTTCTAAAAACTGTGCGCCAGCAGTCAAAGTCCCAGACGACTTAATCGACGCAGAAGTTAAAGTTAAAACATCCTTCATCACCAAATTGTCAGTCGCCTGAGCGCCTTCCAACATTAAAGAAGAAACGCCTTTAGTTCCCAACTTTGCTGCTTTAGTGATAGTTCCCAAACCGAACAACAAGTTCGCAGGATCAGTGAAAACATCGCCAACAAGCCCCAACACATTATCTACAGGTTTCCATTCACGTGAACCTGGCATCAAATCAATGTCCCCAATCCAGCTCGCGTGGTTTTGTATTACATCGCCCATCCCGATATGGGATTGAATTTGGTTGTGCCAATCGTCCCAACTCGCTTCACCGCTAGTGAACGGCAAAGCATCGATAGCTTCATTAATAGTAGAAGCAACTACCGCTCTTGGCTTATCTAAAGCCAAAAGAGGGGTAAACGCTCCACCTAAAAGAGATAGTGCTCCTTGACCTGCATCGGTAACAGGGTTAGCAGCCCATTGATCTCCTGCGGCTTTAACATCGCCATAGTTTCCTGCGAGTAAGTTCCACGCTTGGTTAAGTCCAGTGCCTAAAGTATTTGTTACTGTGCCTACAACGTCGCCGAACCAGCCGAAATAACTTTCCGCTTCTTCCGCATCAATAGCGGCTTCTTCTTCCCATGCTTTTCGCCGAGCTTCACCCCTATCATCGTCTAAAGAAAAACTAGGTACAGTTTGAGCAGGCAGAGTAAACGGTTTTTTTTGACCAGGAAGGTTACTTATCGTTCTAACATTAGGGACAGCCATAAAACTTATTTAGCCTTACTCGAATGGGGAATAAGAATAAGTATTTTTGTTCTCCGTGAGCCAGTCGTTGATATTAAAGAACGGCACAATATCTGAAATCGGAGTTCCTGCTGTGTAGAAGGGTTCAGTTTGACCTTTTATATAAATGTCATTTTCCAGCAATGGTCCCAAATCTGGTTCTTCTGGGAAAAGCATTTCATTTAGAGCCTCAAGGGTCGCAACATTTTGTGAAACATTTTCAAAATCTTCAACTGTCTCTACACCAGCAAACAAGTCCCCATATTCAGAATTAAGTAAGTCTGTTGGAACCGTAAACGGAGGAGAAGGGGGCGCTTCGTTTCTCTGCTCCCCTAACTCATAGTTAAGTGTATTATTCGCAACTTCAGCGCTTATCTCCCAAAGCTCACCCGCATTAGGTATCTGTTCAGTTAAGCCAAGCGCTTCAACAGTCGCTATGAAAGTAGCTTTACCTTCCACATCAGCTTCCTGATCGTTAAGAAGTGACACAGCAGAAGCAGCATCATTAACAGCTAAAGAAAGTAAGGTATCCCCTAAGCCTCCTTGAACAGCCGCCAAAGCCGCTTCATAAGTTACCTGACCTCCCGCTGTTTCTGCTATTCCTGGTCGGCTATTGATAAGCGAAACTATAGCGTTAGCCTGCAACTGATCCGCTTCAGCATTATCCGCCTTACGTTGAGCCGCAGCCGCCGCAGCCTGCTGCTGCTTAATCCTGTTTTCCGTTTCAACCGCATTAACCTGATCGTAACGAGAATCACGCTGAGAAATAATTTCCTGCATCTTCCCCATAATCAACCTGTCCAAATCAGAAGTCGAAGTCGCAGCCGTGTCTTCCAACCCTGTACGACCAGCATACAAATGAGCCGCCAAAAGAGCCTCAGCGTCATCAAAACCAGAAGCACCAGAAAGACGACGATCCTCAGCAGCAACCGACTCAGCCCTAGCTAAACGATCACCCAAATCTCGTTGAGAAGCCTGCTGAGACTGCAACATCGCCATAGCCTCCGCATTAGAACCACCCAAACGAGAAGCATCAATACCTCTCGCCTGCAAAGCCTGAGCATTAGAAGCCTGACGAGAAGCCAAATCACCAATAGAACCCTGCATCTGCCGTTGTTGAGCGGCACGCATCAACGCGCCCTCATTACGGCGAGCAGACTCAATATCAGCCAACCGAGCCATCAAGTCAGACTCTTGAGTGTTCAACTGAGCAGTACGATCAGTTTCTAACGTGTCATACCTTGCAAGACCCTTACTTAAAACATCAGCAATGTTTGTTGTTTCAGTCGCCTTGTAATCATCCCAATACCCTTTATTAGTGTTAAAAGTATTATCAGCCTGATCTCTCAAAAGTTGATAATACGCATCCATCCCCCCCATTAAAGAACATCCTTTATTTCAGCAGCCAAAGCAGCTTTCGCCAGATAATCCTCCAACGCCTGTTGACCTGCTGATTCCGCATACGAAGACTCAGCCGCCGACTGGCGTAAAAATAGTTGCTCCAACGCATCATTAAAGTTCTGCTCCACACTCTGTCTCGCACGCTCTTGTTCTTCAAAAGAACGAGCGTAAGACTTGTTGAAAATACCGCTATTCACCATCCCACGACGAGCATATTGACCAGGCAACTGCTCACGAATCCCCTTATATTTCCTCTCCAAATTAGAACGAGTAGGAACAATGTTACGATTAACCTTGTCGCGGGCAGACTGAACTAACCCCAACTCGCTTGTTAAATTGGCTAGTGAATATCCCCCATAAGGGGCGGCAGGTATAGTCATCTCAAACTATGCTGTTTCTGTCCCATTTTCAGCATCATCTGACATTTGAATAACATTGTCTGGAATCACTTCATCAGTAACCCCCAGTAAAGCCTGTTGTAAAGACGCATTTTCAGCGCGTAAAACAGCGGCTTCCCATTCCAACCTTCCTCGATCAGATAAATGTTGCAATACATCTTGAACATCAATTTGCATAACTATTCCCTTCCCTATTGTGTAGAGTGCCACTCCAAGTGGCGTTGTTGTGCGCTTCTAACACTCCCAATGGAGTCCCGAAGCTCTTTTACATCCTCACTAATACCTTTAAGTTGTAACGAGGTTGACAAATGTTGTATTTCGTTCTCTTTTCTAAACTTTTTCGCTAAATATCCGAACACGCTGCTTACTAACGCTGCACTTACCAATCCAATAGCCCCAATAAGTTCAGCGATCATTGCTTCAAATTCTGGTAGTAAGACAAATCAGTCGAATCTAAAAAATTTTGATAATCGCCAGGTTGTTGAATAATGATCGTTGTCACAGGTTGCGGTGAATCATCACCGCCCCCAGTAAATGCCACCACAGTCCCAGTTATTGCAGTAGCTAAAGCCGCTATTGCCCCTAAAATCTTTACGATATTGCTAGTCATCTAATAGGCTTTGGACTTGAACTTCTACCAGTATTAAGCGGTTGTTTATTTCGTCAGTTATCCACTGAGGGGTGTTTCGTTCTAAGTCTGCGGCACGCAACGTATTTAAGTTGTCCATGTTGTCATCTAAGACATTCATTTGTTGACGCAACTCGTCCATGTCTTCTCCAACAACGGTTGTTATACCATTGTCAAAGTGTTGAACGCTTCTTTCGAGATCGCTTATTCTTCCGACTACCATTGAGCTTTGCCATGCAATGACAGCCCCCAGAGTCACGCAGGAAGCAACAAACCCTAGAGTCGTTTTCTTTAGCCCTACTTCTTTCCATGATGTCGGCGCGTCCTCACTCATTATTTCTCCACTACATCAGTAATAGGTTGCTTACACGGACCACATATAACGTCACCGTCAGCAGGCTTTATTACCTCTATTCCAACGTCTTTATTTCGACAATTTGCAGTGCGGCAAGTAACAATGTATGTATTCATAACTAAACCTCCAAAGTCACTAGAAGTGAAGCGTCGCCTGCTACAAAACTATTCGAGGTGTTAAGCAAGAAAACTCTGCAAGACGAAGCAGTAATGTTGTCTACGTTTGGTACTTTGCTTGCGCCACCGCCACTGTTTGCTTGTGTGACCATTACGTTAGGTGCAGAAGCAAACCTGCTAGAAGTAAACGTCACAGTAGTACCTGAGGCTGAAATGCTTTGAGAAGCAAATGTTTCTACGATAGGAGGAGGGTTCACTGTTGAATCTATTGTCCCAACAACATCCAATGCAGTAGCAGGATCAGATTTTCCAATACCAACCTTGCCATCAGATAAAACCGTTACTCTCTGATTACCACCAGCAAAGAGAGCCAAACCGTTATCTTGGCCGCCTATAGCGGCATACCCATGAGCAGTAGCCCCATCATCGGCGAAAGAAATTAAAGCATACTCATCAGTAGAAGTAATTTTAAGCCCTATATTTTCTGTACCGCTACTAACAGATACAGTCGAACCATCAAAAGTTAAATTCGCTGAACCAGCCAAAGAACCAGAACTGTTATATTGAACTTGAGTGTTAGAACCACCAATAGTTGCATCAGCCCCCGCTGCACCTGTAGCACCCTGAGCGCCAGTAGCGCCTTGAGCGCCTGTAGCTCCAGTACTTCCCGCAGCACCAGTAGCGCCTGTAGCACCAACTAAAGAAGTAGCCGACCCCCACGACCCACCAGATTTAGGTCCATAAATAGCATCAGCATTAGTGTCAATATAGAAATCGCCATTAGCGCCAGTCCCCCCAGACGGAGCGCCACTACCATTTAATACAGTTTTACCATCAGCTCCTGCGGCTCCAGTTGCTCCAGCCGCACCTGTCGCGCCAGTTGAACCGTCTGAACCATCCGAACCATCTGACCCCGCAGCTCCAGTCGCGCCTTGTGGACCTTGCGCGCCAGTCGCCCCCTGCGCCCCTGTTGCCCCTTGCGGACCCTGCGATCCAGTCGCTCCAGTTGGACCTGCCGCTCCTGTCGCACCAGTAGACCCTGCTGGTCCCACCAAAGAAGTAGCAGAACCCCAAGAACCGCTCGCCTTCGGACCATAAACTGCGTCTGCGTTTGTATCAATGTAAAAATCACCATCTGCTCCAGTACCACCTGAAGGAGCGCCTGTCCCATTCAAAACAGTCTTGCCATCAGCACCAGCAGCACCAGTAGCCCCAGTAGAACCAGTCGCTCCAGCAGCTCCAGCCGCACCAGTTGGTCCTTGTGCGCCTGTAGCCCCAGTCGATCCCGCAGGACCAGTCGGACCATCACGCAATACAAAGTTGAACGTAGCCGCAGAAGAAGAACCCGCATTAGTTACAGCAGCAGTACCAGAATTAACAACACTCGAAGTGGAACCAACAGCAATAGTCGCTGCTGCACCAGCAGCGCCAGTCGAACCTGTTGCGCCCGCAGCGCCAGTTGCACCCTGAGAACCTGTCGCACCTGCTGGTCCTTGACTTCCAGTAGCGCCAGTAGGTCCAGCAGGACCAGTTGCACCTGTGCTACCCGCAGGACCAGTTGATCCAGTCGCGCCAGTCACTCCCTGAGTTCCCGCCGAACCAGTCGCACCCTGAGCCGCTAAAGTCTGCCAATAAGCAGTATCACCAGGTGTATTCCCAGTTGTATTCTGTCGAGCCACATAAGCGCTACCGCTATGAGCAACAACATCACCAGCCACATACGCAGTACCAGAAGCATAAGTTCCCCGATAATTAGGGGAATTAGCTAAAGAAACGGTTACATCAGGACCAAGCGATTTATTGATACGCAAATTAGCCATCAGTAATCCAAAGTCACAGTAATAAGAGCCTTAAAAGCGTTCGTGTGAGGCGCTAAAGCCGAATATGTAGCATCAGTGCCTCCATCAGAAGAAAAACTAGAAGTCCGATTCGCTATCCACAATTCTTTAGTAGACAGTGCAGAAGCAAGAGAAGTGTTCAGAGTAAAAGCACGAGCCACGTTAGAACCCCAACTATCCGCCCCAGTAGCAAACGTTGTCATATTCGTCGTATTTATAGAATCATCAGCATCGCCAGAACCAATAGTTCCGTCATACTGCCCCATATACCAACTCTCGCCACTACCAGTTGCAGTTGTAGAAGCCCCACTTCCAGACATCCTAAAAACAGCAACACTTAAAGAAGTGCAAGTAGGTCTAGCCGCTATAGCAGTAGCAAAAGTAATGCCTGTAGTGTCATCAGTATCAGCGGTGAAATCCATCACGCATATATGGTCCCCATATCCATAAGAACCAACACGGCATTCGTTAGAAGAACGCCACCCAGAAGGTCGCCAAGAACCAGAGTTCGTAGCATAAAAGCTGTACGTTACAGGATCAGACTTAGACCAAGTTTTAACCCAATTCCCAGTACCAGAACCAGTCGAATACCAAACATGCTTCGGATTAGACCAGTTGCCTGTACCAGACCCAGTTGATCTTTTTACTTTTGTACCATTAGGGACAGATGTCCAGTTACCTGTTCCTGACCCTGTTGAACGTTTCAACGCAGCCATCAGGAACTCGTATCAATCCAAATTTCCCCAGCCCCACCAGCACTAGGAGCAGACGAAGCAATAGTTACTTTTGCGTATCCATACGTTGCAACATCCGCCGCAATTTTATCCTGCACAGCAGCAGAAGTCATAACAGAAGTATCGTTATCAGCAAACGATTCGGAACCTGTTTGAACAGCAGTAATCCCAACCGAATCTATAGTCACTGTCCCTGAAACAGTTAAAGCAGTTAAAGTCCCCACACTTGTAATGTTTGGCTGTGCAGCAGTAGTAACAGTCGCAGCAGTACCAGAACAATTCCCAGTAACGTTCCCAGTTAATGCGCCAGCAAAAGCAGTCGCAGTTACCGTCCCATTAACATCCAGCTCAGTAGTAGGGTCTTTTTTAATACCAACACGATTATTGGAAGAATCAACCTTCAACGTATTTGAATCAACAGTTAAATCCCCGCCAACCACCAAAGCTCCAGTTAAAGTTCCCCCAGACAAAGGTAACAAACCAGGACTAGAATTAATGTAAGTTTCGACATCAGTAAAGTTTTGATTAACCTCTGAAGCAACAATGGCTGTACCAGCCGAAAAATCTGTTGTTACTGAAAGTGTCATTACCTAAGTCTCCTGACCATATATGTGAGAGTTAAAGCGTTCAACTCCCAAGTATTGTTCGTAGTTGGACCTTCGACCTTCACCGATATAGACGATGCTGTCCCAAGTGTCGGATGTTTTTGTATATCAGTAGCGGAATCCTCCGCAGGTGAAGCCCACACACCATTACCCTGAGTTCCTTCTGCGTCTTGCCATGTAGCGGCACCTCCACCAGCCCCCCAAATAGAAGCAGAAGAACGACCTGGAATCACAGCATTAAAAGACCTGTGAACATCAGCCATGTCATAATCGGAATACACCTTGAACGGCAACGTGATAGAAGCGTCAGCTAAAACAACAGTTCTAGGGCGACCCCACCTTTTACGAACAGTAGGCATCTTCGCATCAAACCAGGAAGTCCGATAATGAGAACTAATATGGGTAGTTGCAGAACCATCGTAAGAATCAGAAGTTCTGCTCTGTTCAAGCTTTACCAACCTTCCGCCTTTAACGCCAAACATGACATGAGCAGCGTTAGGTGGTCTATGCCTGAACAAAGCATTCACATCAATATCGTGAACAACCCAAGACCCTCCCTTAGCTAAAGTAGGGTCAAAAACAAACACTCTTCGGTCTGATCCCCAATCAACCGAAACATACAAACGATTCTCTCCCCACATCAAAGAAGGAGGATTAGTTAAACCAATCGAACCATCTTTCACAGCAGGAACTATCTTTTCAAACACCCAAGCAAATCCGTTGTCGTTATATACATAAACGCCTTGTTCGGCGAACCAAAAGAAAACACCCAAACGAGAAACCACAGGATTCGTGTTCATCCTCGCACCAATATCGTTAGTTAAAGTAACCAACTGAAAAGACTCAGTATCGAAACCATAAATAGCGTGAACACTGTTTTGCTTAAAAACCAGTAACCGATCCCCAAACGGAACCAAAGCAGTTATGCGATCCCCATGCTCACCCACGTTCACATCAACATAATGATCTGAGTTCCAATCCTCAGCCTGATCCGTATGCGACCAACGAAGACGACTCGGATACCCTGCACCAGATTCAGTAGTGTCAGCGACCCAAACATGCTCAGCCCAAACCGCTACATGAGTAGCGATAGGCATATTCCCGCCAGCAGGAGTCAAAGAATCATTAAAAGATTGCGTTAAACGAGTAGCAGTACCGCCATCCCATTTCAAAGGCTGATCCGTACCATTCTGTGAATAATTAATGTTATTGAAAGTCACGCCCCGCGAAAGAGTAGTAACAGAATTAGCTGCTGGCTGACCGCCACCACCAATAACATCAGTAAAAGAACCAGAAGTAGAATAGGCAACCTTGTTGCCGTGAGAAACCATGATTTGAGAAGTACCACCAGTTTCGTGATGCTCCCAAACATTAGTGATCGTGTTCGCAGTAGCAGAAGAGTTATGTGCCTCTACCCCATTGCGTAACTTAACGCCACCTCTAGGGTCCACATCTATATTCAACAAATCAGGAGATTCGTTAGCAGCCAAACTGAATTGGTCCGCTCGAAAATTTAAGCCACCTGTAAAATCTTGTTGCTGAAGTAATTTATACTGCCTATCAGCCATCAGTTACTCCCAAGAGTAACGCAACCTGGCAGGCAAAACCTCAGCTCTCCAACGAGAGTTAGAACGAGCGTTAAGAATAATAGGTTGTGGAGCAGGAGCGTCATCGTAACGAGCGGAAAGATTATCTATTTCTTGCTGGAACACAGCAAAATAGTGATTCGCCATCTGAATATCTTCTTGCTGCTGATAAGCACGCGCCAAAGCATAAGTAGCCAACGTCTGATGAAACGGAGTTGGCAAATCAGGGGTAGCGGTAGCAGAAGAACCAGCCCCAAACGCCACAGCGTTACGGAACCCACGAACAGTAACGGTATAAACAGCGTCAGGGACTGGGTAAAACCTTAAAGTTTCACCCCAAAAAGCCCACTCTAAAGGCTCCCCAGTAGTAGTCACATCCAAAGGATTGACCACATCCCCATCATCTCTACCTATGTATTGCACCACATGATCGTCAGTTCTAACCGAAGCGATCTCCCTCATACCAGGAGTATGAGAAGAACCATCATGGGTGACAGAAATAGAAGCACCAACAGTTGCCAAAGAATAATCTTTAGTACTTGCAACTGTAGAAAAAGTAGTTTCAACCTCTAAAAAAGGCCAACGCTTTTTGGAATACACAACGAGGTCGTAACCTTCGCCAATCATCCTATTTAACGTGTCATCTGAAATGTCAGTTGAATCAATATCGACGACGCTGCGAACGTAGTTCCGCATTTCATCTAATCTCACTTAGTTGCCTCCTGATGGGCGACACACCGAGTGGAACCGACTATTGCGAAAGCTTGACATTCGCCGCCGTCTTTTTTAACGGAAGAACAGCGCGGAGTTTCCTCCACGCGCCCTACCTCTTCACCAGTCCAGTCATCCCAGTCAGAAACTACAGGGCGAACATTGCCCCCCATGTTGTCCCTATAAGAACCGACAGGTCGAGCGCCAGGCGCTTCGTGAGCGGGGCGTTGACCAGTCTTATATCCGACTGCGAAATGTGTACGAGACATCTGAACTCCAAAGGTGAAGGGGCGGTGAAGGATGGAGGGTTGGGGGGTCCAACCTCCACCACCCTAAGTTTGTTAACTAGCTGACTTTGCTGTCAATTTTCCTTGACGAGCGCGGTTGCTTACTGTTAATTGTCCGTAGCAAAGAATTTGTGAGTACACAGCATCTTGACTGTTCGGACGTACAAACGGAGTTGGTTTGAACCAAACATCTGAATGACCTACGAGGCGAAGGTATTTCGTGTTAAGGAAATACATAACTTCGGCAGGGCAAGCAGCATCAAATGTTACAGGCGCACCTTTGTGAACGAGGTTTTGGAAACCTGCATCAGCGGTGTCAGCATCGGTGTACCGAAGCTGTGGCTGAAGTAGAGATTCGTATTTCTCGTACAGAGTTTGCGTTGTAATTTGAATATCAGGTTGATCGTTACCAACAGAAACGCTGTTGTAAGCGGTTCTCATGTGGGCAAGAGTAAGAGCAGTATCAGTGTTCTCCTCGTATGATTCCCACCAGTCGTTACCTTGACCTGAAGCGTTGTTGATACCACCAACGGTAGCATCAGCAGATTCAACCAAGTTACCAAGACCATTCCAGTCTTTACCTGAGTTGCCTGTACCGTTACCGTGAAGCATGGTGTTCATGTTCTCGATAATGGTTTCTTCGGCTTGCATGATTTTGCCTTCGAGAAGGTCAATAATCGCAGCTTCACCGTTGTTTTTAGCTTCTTCAATACCTGAAATGGTAATAGTTGCTGCGTATTGACCCCAGTCAAATTCAGCAGACGTAATACCAGTTGAAGCAGTTGTGCTTAGGGTATCGGTGCCGCTGTATGATCCAGCAGCAGCGTTAGCGCCATAAATAATAGGCACTACAATTTTAGCGCCTCCATCTACACGACGAATGTTCTTATCCTTTGTTAAAGCATAGAACAGAGGGCGTGCTGTGAAGACATTATCCTCTAGCTTTGGAACATAGTTGTTCAAAGTTGTAGAGAGGATTTCATCAAAGTTGGCGTTACCAGCCATTTAGTTTCTCCTCCTGAGAGTTATAGGGTTATGACCCAAGTTGTTCTTTAGCCTGAAGAAAAGCATCCCTTATAGAAGTAGGAGTTTCACCAACTCCACCTCTCACAACGCTCCCCGCCTGTTTAGTTGCTCCCCCCTCAACAACTGACGCTTCACGTTTAGATTGGACACGTTCTTGTTCTTCCTCTAGCCGCTGAGCTTTTTCAGCGACATCAGAGAACCGCATGTGCGTGAACGCTGCTTCTAAATTCGGAATTTGTTCTTTCAAAGCATGAGAAAACAGTTCTTGTTCATCGAACTCACCGAACCGATTTTTCAAACCTGAAATTTCTTTCTCCAAGTCTTGTTGTCTTTGCACCTTCGCCTGTTGTTCAATCTGCGTTTCGAGTTTTGCTAATCTCTTATCGTGAGGGTCATCCATTTCCCATCTATCCTCTGTATCAGTGGTATTAGTGATTCTGGTGTTGTCCTCAACTCCAAACGCAGTAGATAAAGCTTCTAAAGTCGCCGCTGGATCAGCCTCCAGCGCCTTCCCTATTGCTTCATACTGTTGCAGGCGTTGACGTTCGGATGCCAGCTCTTGCGTTTTACGTGTGTAATCCGCTTGTCTGCTGTATCCATCTTGAAGTTCATCTAGGGTGACCTGTTGTTCTCCGCCGTCTACCTTTATGGTGTAGGTTTCGCCAGCAGGTTCCGCAACTACTTCTGTAGAACTTTCTGGAGTGTCCGCTTGTACGGATTCCGTTAGTTCAGTTTCTTCGGGCATAAGCCTCTCCTTTGGAGTCCTAATGGGCTGCTCCTAAACACACGGCAAAGGTGTCCCATTAAAGAGAAGGCAAAGACATACCCATCTGATTCTGCAACTGAGTCAAAATCTCAGGCGGCACACCGCCAGTAGGTGCAAACGCTTGTTCCATACCAGGAGGTTCAGCAACAGGTGGTCCCATAGGCATCCCACCATCAGGGCTAGGTGGTTGCCCACCTTCAGCACCAGGCATAGGTGGTTGCTGCTGCATTAAAAACTTTTCAGGGTTCTTAATGCCAAATCCTTGTTGTAATACATGGCGAGCCAACGCAGAAGGATCAATAACAGTACCGACAAGAGGGGCAACAGCATTCAATAAAGAAACAGCTTGTTGCTTACGAATCGTGTCGTTCATAGGTTGAGTAGAACCTGCTTCAACATCGAAATCGTATTCGCCAACAATGTCATCTCGACTAAATGGGATATAAAGATTGTCACCATTTTTGCCAGTGATACGAGCCATCTGATCCCCAGTCATGTATTGCTGCATCAACTGGATAACACGGCGAGCGATTGCGCCGATCCCCAACTCAATAATTGCAAGTTTGTCAGAAGCTCTAGCGTTCTGAGCATCAGCCAAAATAGAAGCCTCTGTAGCAGTACGACGTATCTCAGGCATACCGCCACGCGCATACTCGCTTAAACCAGAAACAGTGTTTATATCATCCTCAATGATCGCTGAATGATTATATATTTCAGGAGATATAGGTATCTGTGGCATAGGGACAACAACCTCAGAAAGAGGTCTGTTCTCATCAACAACAGGAACTAACCGACCATCATCGTCTGCTTCTAAAGCAGAACGACCTTCAGGACCAAACGAACGTTCATGGTAAAGATATTTACGAGCGTAACGTTTACGATGCTGAACCAACTGAGTACGAGTCTTATTAAGTTCTTCCTGCAAAGGCTCTATAGCTTCCAAATCACCCATTGGATAAAAATGGTCAGGAACGTCATAGTTCCGAACCATTACAAAAGGTTGACCGTAAGCGTAAGGCATAGGTTTCGGATCGATTAAGAAATCGTCACCATTGGAAGACAAAACACTCATCGTATTGTTTTCCATATCGTAAAATTCCCAAACAGTGACCCTCTCAATATCAGTTCCGCTTCTATTGCGTTCATAATCGTCTGTGTAACGAGGATTCAAACCAGCATCAGCAGATAACTTACGGCGAGTACTTTGACGGTAACGCTTATCACGTTGAGCCTCTTCTAAAGGTCGAACAACACGTTGCGCTATCCACGTTGCATCATCCATGCAAGTCGCTTCAGGATCAACAAAAATGTCAAAAGGAGAAACACGCTCCACAAAAGGTCGATCATCAACTACGCGAGATTCCGTTTTAGGAACCCCATTTCTAATATCTTCATCCGTAGGCAAATCACCTGCCATCAAAGGAACACCCTCAGCGTAACGATCAGCTTCCATTAACCCTTGCTGCATCATCTCTTCACGTTCAGCATCAGATAAAGACTGTTCCTGCTCTATAAAACGCCAACCAACTTTTACCCAACCATGCCCCAAAATAAGAAAATCTTTAACAGCGCGACGGAACGGAGTGCGGAAATCGTAATGCTTCCACAAATAATTAACTACAGCCTCAACAAACGCAGCACGATCATCATTCTCAGGTTCATTAGGGGAAACAACAATTTTCGGATGGTTCACAGAAACAGACGGTGCAATCACATTTACGGTTGAAAAAGCCAAATTTACAGCCACAAGGTCTTGACCTTCTGAACCAGGAGCCCAATGCTTTCCACGATACAAGTCGATTAAACGATGCCATAAACTATCTAAACCCTCCTGTTCCCGCCAACGACGAGAAATATCTAACCTTCGGTTATACAACTCAAAAAGTTCACTCTTAGGTTTCTTACGCTTAGAACCATACGACGGCATCAAACCCACCTAGCCCCAGCTGGCTCAATCCGCAATCCTGCGTCTGTTGCTTCTTTCCTAATTTTTGCTTCACGCTCATTCATAGTTAAACCCTGTTCCTCTTTAGGCAACGAAGCCTGATAACCCACCCCAACATCAAACTTGATCCCTTGAAGCTTTAACCGCCACACCCACAAGTCATCTACCTCTTCGTCCGACAAAGGTCCACGAAGGTCCACGACATATTCGCGGAACTCTTCCTTAGTTGCGGAAGGCGGCAAAACCGCCATCTTTATTTGCCGTGACGATTTTTGGGAGTTGCTCGAACAGAGACTCCAGCGCCTTTTTCGCCACCACCATCAGCGGAAGTACCGCCCATGCGAGTAGTAGCAGGCTGAGAGCCACCTGGTCGTGAAGGACCGTGAGCTAAAACTCCTGTATTACCTAATCCTGGTTTGTTGCCAGGTGAATGCGATTGTATTTTCGCCATTTCTTCTCCTAATAGGGAAACGTTTACCTATTTACGCAGTAAAGGTGTCCCACGAACAGCAGAAGAACCAATAGGTCCAGTGGTAGTCGGACCAGAATCAGCTTGACGAACCCACCAATCAAAAGTCAAATAATCATTCACCGCAGGAGCGTTCTCAGGAGCGTTCACAAATTTTCTCATCTGGTTCGCCAAAGCGAACGCCATCACACGGTCATCGTAAGGGGAACCATTCATAGACCCCCGCTCATTGCGAACAAAAGTCCGCAACTCAGTAATCAACCCTTTAGAGCGTAATACAAGTTCATAGTTTCTTAAAGCCATCGACAAATCATCAATCATCAAAGGTTTAGAAGTACGAGTAGTTTTCCACCCATACTCTTGCGAAATCTTATTCGTAGCCTGATTCAAAGACCTGCGGCGAAACAAATTCGGATAACCCAACTGACGTAAAATAGTGATCGTAGTTAAACCATGATTGTTTGATTCAACACAACACAACGCATCCCGATACCACAAACCCAGCATAAAAACTTCATGCGCTAACTCGTCAGGAGCGATATGCCCATGCCACTCAGCGACCTGCTCCCCAGTTTTAACATCCAAAACCTCAATAACTGAAAAGTCGCCATGACCTAAACCCTCAGCAGTATCGACACCCATCACATAAGCAGACTCAGGATCAGGTTCAGACCAAATAGTTAAACTCATTGAACTTGAAACTCCATCACTCTCGTCTGAATCTCCTGCAACCAGCCCTGAACACCAGGAGTCACACTACGAGACAAAACATCCAACACTTCCAAATCAAAAACAGGATTACCAGACTTAACAAAAGCCTCCTCAGCAGAATTAGGGTACTCCTGAGCTAACTGCCAAGAAGACATCGCCTGCCGTTTAGACTCATACCAAGACTCATCACGATCCTCGCTCGCAGACCAAGCAAAAAACATTGTCTCAAAGTTATTAACCCCAGCCTCAGCACCCACCCACAACTCATGAAAAAAGTTTCCAGAACCATTAGCCGTAGACAACCCAATAATTCGACCACCCACATCAGCCACAGGCTCAATGGAAGCCCACGCTTCCTCTGGATTAGGGAGGAACGCCCATTCGTCAACCACAATCAATGTTGCTGACTCGCCACGAGCAGGATCAGAAGCGGAAGGCATCGACGTTATTTGAGAACCGTTATCGAACGCCATGCGTTGCTGATGCTCTGCTAAAGACTTAGGTCCACGCTCTTCCATCCATTTAGGCAAATGCTTAAACCCATACTTCGTTTTCCTTAAAAGCAATACAGCTTCACGTTCAGTACGAGACAAATCAATAATGTTTTGATCAGGGTGAAAAAACGCCAACCAAAACTGGTGAGCCGCCACTAAAGTAGACCAACCGATTTGTCTTGCCTTCAACGTTAAAGAATAACGATGGTCAGCCCAATGCTCTAAAGCAGAAGCTTGCGCTTCACGCAACCCAAACAAAATGCGACCATGAGCAGGATGCGCTATATGCCAGTAATTGCGTAAAAAATAGGCTTCAGAAGCGACGCAACGCCGCCATTCAACTTCCTGCTTTAACTCCTCAACCCGACTCATTGCTTAAAAATTAGCGTGATACCATTCACCTATTCGCATCCCTGTATCGCAACCCAAATCAGGTCTAATGCACCTCTCACGGACAGTACCATCTTCATATTCAACAACTTCATGCCCAAAATGCCCAACAACATTCCTGTTGTCTCCAGGATTATGACCCGAAACTCTGTCTTGAAGATTAGGAGTCATACCAGAACCAGCAGGATGATTAGAAGTTGGAGCTTGCTTACTAACTATTTTCCCAAACTTTTTACTCTCATAAGTAGAATCATCATCCATGATTCTGTTAGCCATAGCCTCAACCTGAGCAGAATCAAACTTCCCAACCTGACCTCCCTCATTCCAATGCCAGTCAGCAGGTCGATTAGCCGCAGACTGCATCTCAGAAGGAGGCACTGGCATCGTACTCTTACCCATTGACGGATTGTTCAACAAACCCAGCCTCCGCTGCTCCTCATAACTACGAGGTTGAAGGTCGCGAGTATTAGCAAGCGACGTGTGATCAACCTCATCACCAGTCCTATAAGGCGGTGTAGGAGGACCAGAAACCCCAGCAAAAGGATTAACCTGCGGACCACGCGAAGCAGCCAACAAAGCCTGCAAAATTTCAGGCGGTAAACTCCTACCACCTGGAACCCCAGCGCGACGCGCCTCAGGACCAGCAGAACGACCAGACATCATCTGCTCAGCCATACGCCTCATCAACTCACTAATATCAGCCATAAAAACTCTCTCTCAACTATTGGCAGGACTCACAGCTCTCTGGATTCTCAACGCCACAATAAACAACATCGTCATCACCCCACTGAACAGAATCCACAAAACCATCGACATTTTCTTCCCCATCACGCACCAGCCAAACCACCATCAATAGCCCGCAACTCCACAACCTTGTCTTCCAACTCAGCCACCAACTCCGCATCAGACAAAGAAGAAACATCACGCCCAACCTGAACCTTCTGCTGAGGCACAAACCGCTCCGTATACTGCAAATACAAAGAAGCAGCCTTCACATCACCATCAGCAGCCTTCAACCACAAAGCATCAACCACAGCCTGAACCCGCTCAGGATTCACATTCAACTCAGCGCAACGACGATCCCACTCCCGAACAAACCGAGCATCCTTCTTCCACCGAGCAGGCGTATCAGAACAAACATCATTCTCCGCAGCCCACTCCTTAACCGTCGAAGGCACCCGATGACCAGGCGGCAACAACAACCACTCCAAAAACCTCTGCCGAACAGCAGGCAAACCAGACTCAGACATACAATAAACACACCACTGTCCCACGTCTTCCCAAAAACCATAATGGGACACTGGGGGGGGATAAAGGGGGGGGCGAACAAACAGCCTGAACGAACGAAACACACCAAAGTGTTTCGCAGAGGGAATACAAGGCAGAACAACAAAAGAACAAAACAGAAAACTGCCAAAAAATAAGTGGAGCTAAGGGGAATCGAACCCCTGACCTCTTCAATGCCATTGAAGCGCTCTAGCCAACTGAGCTACAGCCCCAAACACCCCCAAACAATAACCACCACACCCCCCAAAACACAACGCACCGCCCCTCCATATCTATACATATACATATTGTCGGGCATACACCCCCCACTGCATGGGGTAGGGCGGTGGTCGGTCCTGTTCGGGTGGTCGTGTTCTGTAGTTCTCTTCTTCTCTGACCTCCTGAATCGTTGACAGTTCAGACAACCACCCTCGACAGTTCTCGACAGTTTCAAAAGTGACCTGTGAGGGGGTCAAGTTCTGGCAGGCCGACGTTCAGACCAGAGGCGAACAGATGAGGCGGGCGCTCTGGTTTTTTTGTTTGCTAACTTTTTGAAATTGTGGTTTTGGGTCTTTTTCAGCTTTTTTTTGGTCTTTTTTGGTCTTTTTTAATGTCTGTTTTGGCCTTTGTTTACTGGGTTTTTTGAAATTATTTCAGAAATCGGGCTTAAAGTGTTGAAAAAAGACGCATTTCGTGTCTCTAATAAATGGAGGGAATTAGACACCCTAGATTAGAGAACTTAGGAGGTTCTGAAATGGAAACACAAAAGGAATACGACGAGGCAGTAGATCGCCTCGCTGAGTCAGTCGGGGATCGTGTAAACGATGCGCTAACTGAATTGAATGATGAGGGGAACAACTTTCAACGATGCTTGGAGGCAATCGAAGAGCAACTACATGACTATCTCTGGGAAACTATCGATAACAGTCAAGAGATAACTTTCACCTATCACCACTCAAAAATTATGGCGTTCTGTTCTGGTGCCGCTAAGGATGCTTGGCAAGATCTTTTCAGCGCTGAAGATTTAGCAACTAATAAATACGGCGGACAGGCTACCTATGAAGATATAACCGCACGAGTGGCGTTCTGTGCCCTCGAACATGACGTTAGGGAACGGTATGAGGTGGCGTTCAATGATCGTGGCGAACGTCGATGTGTGGCGTGTCCTCTTCCCGCTAAGGATGGCGGGACTGTTTGCGGCACTATCTTTTGTGATTCTTTCGTCGATGATTCAGTAAAGGCAGGTGCGTAGTTATGGCGACCACGTTCGACGAAATAGTCGGGTACACGTATCAGGCTGATAATTGGTGCCGTAGTTGTTTTAAGACTGCACTATGTGACCAACTGTATGCGGCAGGAGGTAAAACCAAGCACGCAGGCTACGTGTTGACTGTGGAGGAAATGCTTGATGGTTGGGCTAGTGGAATAGGTCTAGATCGATATCGTGAGGATTCTTTTGATAGTGATCGATTCCCAAAAGTGATATTTCATGATATGGATTCTGGCGGGTGTGGCGGATGTGGGGAGGTGATTAGGTAACTGAAAAAAGCTTGATTAGCGAATATTTAGGAATACATAACATTAAACGATATGGAACTTAGGAGGTTCTGAATAATGGATAAATGGATAGTGACTTATAACGAAAAGGTCACGATTATGAACGATGGTTGGGAAATGACTGAAATGGATAATGACAAATTCACTTTCTTTCACCCATCCGACAGAGCAGGCGCTGAGGGTTTCTGCAGGGTAATCATTCGTGAGGGTGGTTGTGCACAGTTGGCAAGGTTCAAGCCTCAACCGTTGACGATGGTCGCATCGTAGGTAGTGGGTTCGACATCGCTGAGGTGGTGTTGTTCCTAGTGTCTAATGATGGATGCTATTTAGAGAACTTAGGAGGTTCTGTAATGAATAAAGGTCAGTTATTGGTCAGCATGGTTGCGGGTGAAACGCTTATAGATGAGTGGCAACTATGTGATGAGGAAGAGTTCATGAGTGAGGCCAAGCGTCTTATTGGTGAGTCGAAAACTTTGCTGAAATCAGATTTTGATTATGGCGAATTTATGCAAGTAAAAGATGTTCTAGTCGCTTGGTGTGGCGAGAACTTTTAAGAACTAGGAGGTTCTGAAATGAAATTTACATACAAGATTTGGAAAACTTATCGTAACTGGAAAGCCCCACTACCTTGTAACGACTGCAAGGGGAACACACGGCACTCTCTGTTTTGCGATAAAGCATTTGAAAGTGAGGTTCAGTAATGAGAAAAGAAATAAGTGTGCGAGATATTGGAGTTGGGAGGTGGTGGAATTTTGGTCTGATTGGCGGACAAGACGGACCTACTCAATTAAAAGATGAATCTACTTTTGTGACTGGTATCCGTTTTATGGCAACACCTTTTTCAAATGGAATAGTTGCTATTTACACCACTAACGAAATGGGTAAAGAAGAATTTTTTGAGGAGTTCCCTGCGGGATTCAGAGTTGTTTTAGGAGGTTCTGAGAAATGAGTAAACACTTTGTAACTGTTCAGTACACATGGGTGCTAACTGAACAGATAGAGATCGAGGCTGATTCTTGCGATGAGGCTAACGAAAAAGCCGTCTATGAAATGAATATGGCGGATATTAATGAGTTGAAATGGTGTTTGAAGAATCGTATTCAAACTGAAGGGCGCTTAAGGTCAGAAATTCTGATCGGTGCTTAGGAACTGAGGAGGTTCTGTAATGAATATAGGAATTTATATGGAATACACGTTTGAGGGCGATGTGTTCGATCTGATGGGTGAGGAGGATTTAGCCATCTTGAAAGA